AGGGGATGTCTATGATATCTACTTGGTCTTAAAAATGTTGACATATAAAGAAATACCTGACAATAAATATGATAAAATATTTAAGTATTCAGAGGTAGATTTTAAAGGAGAGTCTTTTATTCTACACCCTGATGTACTACTGTTTAATAGGTATAAACACAGCTATAGAGAGATAGCCCAGTATCTCGGATTAGCTTCTTTACGTCCGTTATCGGACTACACAGCAACTGGGAAACTAACGTTGGATTTATTTTCAGTAGATATAGATTCGACAGTAATTGAAGAAAGCAGTCTACTTCGTGTTGAAGGTGATCAAATTCATTTTTTATACGAAGAAGTCAATAAGGAGAATATACACTAATGGCTATTTCATTTAACAAATCTAAAGGTCAAGCACAGAAATCATCTGTATCATCATATCAATATCGTGAAGGCGACAACGAAGTTCGTTTAGTCGGCGATGTTCTGGCACGTTATGTATACTGGTTAGAAGGTAAGAATGGTAAGCAGATTCCTTTCGAGTGTTTGTCATTTGACCGTAACGAAGAACGTTTCAACAATAAAGAAAAAGACTGGGTTCGTGAATATTATCCAGATCTAAAATGTGGCTGGAGCTACGCTATGCAGTGTATTGCTGATGGTGAAGTTAAAGTTATTAATTTGAAAAAGAAATTGTTTGAAGCAATTCTTTCTGCTGCGGAAGATTTAGGCGACCCTACTGATCCTGAAACTGGTTGGGACGTTAAATTTAAGCGAGTAAAAACTGGCCCACTTCCTTACAATGTAGAGTATCAACTACAGGTATTGAAGTGTAAGCAACGCGAATTATCAGATAGCGAAAAAGAAATGATTGCTGATCTAAAGTCTATGGATGATGTTATGCCTCGTCCTACTCCAGACGCTCAGAAAGCATTACTAGATGATATCCGTGATGGAGATGCGGAAAATGCGGATAAAGACATTCTTGAAGATGAGTTCGCACTTTCATGATATTATTCACTGCAGATTGGCACATTAAGCTGGGGCAGAAAAATGTCCCTCCAGCTTGGGCTGTAAATCGCTATAAGTTATTCTTTGAGCAGATTTATAGCTTAGAAAAAATGTGTAATATGCACATAATTGGTGGCGATCTCTTTGATCGCCTTCCAAATATGGAAGAGCTGGAGCTATACTTTTCTTTTATTAAAGATATTAGTATTCCTACAGTTATCTATGACGGAAACCATGAAGCTACTAGAAAGAATAGAACTTTCTTTAGCAGATTGAAAGAAGCTACTAAAGCTATAAATCCTTTAGTAACTATTATTGATATATCATATATTGATGAAGATATGGGCTTTAGTATACTTCCATATTGTGAGTTACACAAAAAAGATATATTAGATCACTTCCCTAAAGATAAACCTTTATTTACACATATTCGAGGAGAAATTCCGCCTCACGTCAAGCCAGAGTTGGACTTAGACTTACTTTCGGATTTCCCTGTAGTTTTTGCTGGAGATTTACACGCTCATAGTAATACTCAAAGAAATATTGTATACCCAGGAAGTCCTATGACTACTTCTTTTCATAGAAATAAAGTAGAAACAGGATATTTACTTATTAATCATCAAGACTGGTCTTGGATGTGGGAGCCTTTTAAACTTCCTCAGTTAATAAGAAAGACCGTAAAGGATCCTGCAGAAATGGTTCCTACTGATTACGATCATACTATCTATGAGCTAGAAGGCGACATACAAGACCTAGCGGATGTAAAAAATAGCGATCTATTAGATAAAAAAGTAGTAAAGAGAAATTCAGAAGCTACTTTAACCATGAGTAAAGATATGACAATTCAAGAAGAGCTATCAGAGTATTTGCTCTATATCTTAGAATTGTCAGAAGATAAAGTTCCAGACATAATCGGAGTATTTAATGATTACACTTCAAAAATTGAAATGGAGTAACTGTTTCAGTTATGGAGCAGATAATGAATTAGATCTTGCAGATAGTACAGTAACTCAGTTAGTAGGAACAAACGGTATGGGAAAATCTTCCATACCGTTAATTATTGAAGAAGCATTATACAATAAAAATTCTAAAGGGATTAAGAAAGCAGATATACCTAATAGGTATGTAAATGAAGGTTATTCTATTTCTCTGTCTTTTACTAGAGATGATAAACAGTATGATGTTATTATAGACAGAAAGTCTAGTATTAAACTAAAATTATTAGAGGACGGCGAAGATATTAGTAGCCATACTGCTACAAATACTTATAAAACATTGCAAGAAATTATAGGTATTGACTTTAAAACATTCTCACAGTTAGTTTATCAAAATACAAACTCAAGTTTACAATTTTTAACTGCTACTGATACTAATCGAAAAAAGTTCCTTATAGACTTATTACATTTAGAACACTATGTTAAGTTGTTTGAAATGTTTAAAGAAGAAGCAAGAAAGAGTTCGGTAAATATTGCAAGTATAAGTTCTCAAGTATTGACCATTGAAAAATGGTTGAATGATAATAAATTATCTGATACAAACATACTGCCACTCAAAAATATTCAAATTGACACGGAAAGTGACGAGAAAGAACTGGCTGAACTTACG